CATCGTGGCGCCGGTCGTGAAGAAGCCGGTCACCGCGGTGTGCGTGAGCCCGGTGCCGCCCGTCAGCAGAGAGCGCGACGAGATGCGGTTGCCGCGCAGGCCAGTGCAGCGTGCGGTGGCAGTCACAACGCCGATCGCGCTCGTGGCCGTGACCGGCAGGTCGGGGCGCGCGTTGATGGCTGCAGCGATGGCTGCAGCGGCAAGCGTGGGGGTGTCGCCAATCGAGATCGGCGCGATGACTCGCTCGCCCGCAATCCACACCTCGACAGCGCCATCCACTGATGCGGTTGTGCCTGCGACGGTGAACGTCTTCGTTGCCGCCGTGCCCGCCGCCGTGACGATGACGATCGACACAGACGCGATGGGGTTGGCCCGGAAGATCGCAATGGCCATGCGATGCAGCTCGCTGCCCTGGCCCGCGAGAAGCTTCACGTCGTCTTTGCCGGCTACCTCGTAGACCTGGTTGACGTTGCCTGTTCCGGCCGCGCTCTTGTTGCCGACGAGCAGCACCTTCATCGCGCCTGTGCCAGGCGAGCGAGCGCCCGCACCAAGGCTGATTGCAACGAAGCTGCCGGGGACTTTGTAGGAAGAATCGATCACGCTTGCGAGGGTCATGCTTGGGCCTCCGTTGGACGGTATTCAGGGTTGGTGCGGAGGTTCGCTCACGCAGTTTCGTCGTCGGCCACCGTGCTCACGGGCTCGGCCAATGCGACGTCGCCACGTGCAATCGCGCGGCGGTAGTAGGCCGTGTTCGGCACGGTGGTGACTTGCGTCACGCGGCGGCGTGGCTGCGCCTCTTGAGGCAGCGACTTCCCCTCAACGGGCTTGATGCGAATCATGTCCATGATCACGTCTCCGAAACGGCAAGCACTTGCACTTGCGGTTGAATCGATGCGTTCGCGTCGGGCTCGACGCGGTTGACGTCTGCGAGCAACGAGAGGAACTCCTGCGTCGGCATGTCGGTCACTGGCCGCTGCGTGATGCGAAGCGTCCCGACGAAGACCGGGTAAGCGTCCTCGCCCCCGCTTGCGAAGCTGTACTTCGCGCTCGCTTGGTCGTGTTCGATGTCGATCACGCCCACGTCGGTGAGCACATCGCGGCCCTTGGCCTTGCCGATGCGGACGCTCTTCACCACGGCTGCCCACACGGCGCGAAGGATGGGCCAACGCAGGTCCAACTTGGCAAGCGGCGTGGCCGGGAGGATGTACTCGAACGTCACTTCGCAGCGGGTGTCGACACGCTGCCCTGTGCGCACGTTCGTCTCGCTTGGGACGTAGATGCACATGCACGGCAAGCGCATTTGCTCGATGCTTTCGAGTGGCGCCGGATAGCCCTTCGTTGATGCCACGACGGACACTTCGCCCGTGTCGACCAGCGCGCCGATCTCGCTCTCGGCGATGAGCCTCAGCGCGAGGATGAGCCCGTCCTGTGCGGAGTCGTAGCTCATCGCCGCTCCGTGCCGAAAGACCACGCCGAGGCATGGATGTCGCCGTCCAACTCATCGTCGGCGACGGTTGGCCGAAGCCCGTTGACCTCGTCGTCGAACTGCGTCTGGTACGTCTTCGCGTGGAGAGCGAAGACGGAATCCGACGTGGTGATCGCTTGCCTGTAGAGCCGAGTCAGTGCGCCGTATGCGACCGCTGCGCGAAGCTCCGTTGGGTCGACGATGTCTGCGTCTGTGATCGGCGGCGCGCGCCGCGAGAGCATGCGCAGCACGTCGTTGAGCGCTGCGCGCCGAGCAAGCGTGGAATCGTTGCCGAGCGAACGCGAAAGGAGATTCGAGAGCGCCTCCGCGCCCCCCACTTCTTCGATGAGGTTCTCATCCGTGCAGACTTCATCAACGTTGATGGTCACGCGGCACCCGCCCGAGCGAATGCGAGCTGCATCGCCTGCGAGAGAGTGCGCGTTGCGAACGAGCCCGTGGCGCGAACCGCCTCCTGCATGAACGGGCGCGGCTGCGTGCCTGGGTGGCGAACGCTCCGCGCGAAGATGAATCCGCCACCGACCACGAAGCGCAGCGACTTGCGACGCTTTGGCTCGATGACATGCGGTCGCGTGCCGTCGTGAACGAACACGCCGTAGTTCATGCCGATGCCCGCCTTCGTGTCCACGGCGAGCGTTCCGGATGCGAACGAACCGGCGACGGGACCGCGCAGAATGGAGCGGCGCAGCATGCCCGTGCGGTCGCGAAAGAGTGTCGTGCGGCGAGCCTCGTTGACCACGTGGTCAGCGATCATCGAAAGCGCATGGGGCGCCGCACGTTCGAGTTCGACCTCGACGCGATGCAACGCAGCCCTCAACGCTTCCGTCTCGATGCGCATCAGTCCTTCTCGGCCTTTGGCTTGGTGGCCTTGGCGGGCTTCTCGGCCTTTGGCTTGGTGGCCTTGGCGGGCTTCTCTTCCGTTGCTTTCGCTTCTGCACCACGCCACAGAAACGGATGCTTCGCCTCGACTTCGAGGAGGAACAAGCCCTGCTCGGTCTTGTCGTTTGCGAGCAGGTTTGCTGCCTCGCTGAGCCGTGCGAGCTCTTCGCTCGCGCTGCTTGAATGCGGAAGCGATGTCGAGATCGATGGCGCGTCGGCGAAGTAAGCGATGAACCCGCCGCCAACCTCTTCAACCTTCACAATCCCAAGTTCAACAAGGTGCTGAAGAGGCGGCGCACTGATGTCCTCTTCCTCTTCCTCCTCTTCGAGGATGGGCAGAAGCGACAGCCACGGCTCGGCGAGAAGTCGACCGCGGACGCACTTGCGCGCTTCCTCTTCCCAGCCTTCAGCCGGCACCGTCGCACCGTCAACCTCACGACGAGCAACAAGGAACTCGTGGCCGTGGCCAGCGAGCAAGCGCTTGAACTGCGGCCAGTCGATCGGCGTCTCAGTCTGACCTTCGACGATGCGCGTGAAGCCCACGTCATGCGACGCATCTGTGCGCATGAGCACGTGCCACGTCGACGGCTGCTGAAGCTCGCACTCTTGGACTTTGCTGATGTCGACGGCCACTGAAACTCCGCGGTTCAAAGGGTGAATAGCTGCGGCAGGATTCGAACCTGCGATCTCCGGGGTATGAACCCGGTGGGATGGACCGCTTCCCTACGCTGCAACAAGCAGCGTCGACGCTGGAGGAGGAGGAACCAGCGCCGACGCCCTAAATCAGGCGGTGATGAGCTCGCAGGCGCGAGCGGCCGCGAGGCGCGACTTCAGGCCGAAGGCGCCACGCCACACGACGCGGTGACGAACGGCTTCCTTCGCCTCGAGCTCACCAACACGACGGATGTTGATGCCGAGGACGCTGCCCTGAGACGGGTCAAGCGTCGCGATGCGCGCCTCATCGGACATGCCGGGATTGCGCCCTGCGTAGCCGCAGACAAAGCCGCCTGGCTCGAAGTCCATGAGGAGCAAGCTCGACAGAGTCGTGCCGCTGCCCTTGACCTCGGTGGACGGGATCCAATCGTTCTGGAGGAATGGAATCCCGCGATACGTCGGCACGGGGCCGTTGATGCCAGGAACCGCGAGCTCGGAACCCGTGAGACCGCCCGCCGTGCGGAGCAGCGCGAGGAACTTCGCCTTCAGCTTCGAGTTGCCGACGAACGCACGGTCGCCGCGCGTCTTCACCATGTCGTCGATGAGCATGTCGAGCGTGGCGAAGCTCAGCGCGTCGCCGTTGGCGCCAACAGACATCGCGACCTGCGAGTCGCCAGCGATGGCGGGAAGCTCCTTGAAGAGCCCATCAGGCTCGTGCGTGGTGCTCGCAAACGTGATGTTTGCTTCCGTGCCAGAGCCAGGAAGCGACGCAAACGTGACCGTGACGCGGAGCCACTTGTTCGGGTTGTCCGACCGCAGCATGTAGACGCCGTTCGACGGCGTGAGAACCTCCGCACCGAAGTCGCGATCGCCAGGCGCACGCCACGAGAGGCGGGGCGCGCCAGTCTGGAACTTGATGTCGCCGCCGCCTGCGCGAAGCGAGTCGACACCAGTGCCAACCGACTGGAAAGCGACGCCAGCGATGGCCGGGGTGATCGTCGCACCCGTGACGTATCCGCCGAGGATGGCTTTCTGTGAGATGACGCGGCCCGCGGCCTTCACCTTCCGGTCAAGCTCGTCCGCGACGAGGTTTTGGTTCGCCTGCATCGCCCACACGTACGTGTCGGCGTCGCCGATCAGCATGCGAAGCGGACGCGTCACGAGGTCGCCGTTGCCGGTGCCCTCGGTGATCGACGCATGGTTCGCGTCAACGAATGCCGGGTCGACCGTGGCACCTTCGCGGGGCCAGCTGAACGACAACGGCGAATCCGCCTGCTCGAACCGAAGCTTCGCCATCATCTCATCGGACGTGGCGATCGAAAGAAACGTGTCCCGCGCGAGTGGGTTCTGCGTGAGGCGTGCAGCCTCGTAAATGGTCAGTGCCATGCTCGATCTCCTTCAGCGCGCGAGACTTCCCCGCGCAAAATCACTCCCCTTCGGGGGAGGCTCCTTGCTTTGCGAAAGCGGCGAATCCGCTCCCGCGAACGTGCTTGTCGGGGTCCGTTGAGAGCCCCCCGCTGTTGCTGACCCGCGTGCCTGTGCCGCCACCTGGATGGGCCGCGAGGAACGGGTTCTCGGTCGCAAAGTCCTTCGCGAACTTGCTGACATCTGCGTCCGTGTAGACGCGGTTGTTCCAGTTGATCGAAAGCTTCCCGTCGGCGTCGAGTTCAATCTTCGCTTCGCCCTCGGCAAGCCTCACAGCCTTCGAGAGCGCGGTCGGGAGAATCTTCGCCGCAGCGAGTTCGCTCTGCAGGCGCGTGCTCACAACCTGCTGCCGATACTTCGCCGAAGCTTCGTCGCGCTCCTTCGCGAGCGCATCGCGCTCCTTCGTGAAGTCGGCTTCGCGCTGCGCCTTCAGCTGCAGGTCACGGCGAAGCTGCGCGAGTTCCTTCTCAGCGCCGGATTTGCCTGCGTCCTCGAACTTCGCGTTGAGTTCTGCAAGCTTCTGCTCAAGCGCTGCGGCCTTCTCAGACTCGCTCTTCGTCGCGTCCGCAAGCTTCTTCTCGAAGTTGCGCGTCTCGCGTCCGACGCGGTCTTGAATCAGCGCGTTCACTTCCTCTTGCGTGAACGTCTTGGTCTTGCCGCCTTCGGGCGGTGGGTCGCCATCCACAAAGCAAATCGTCGAGGACGCGAACGGGGGTTCGGTCCATCCAGACAAGGCCATTGCGATGAGTGCGAGCTTCTTGTGCATAGGGTCTCCATCAGCCGTGTTGGGCGCCACGTGCGCACCGCGCAGAAGCTGGAGAACCTGACGTGCGCGTCCGTCAGCCAGCGCCGCCGATTGCTCGACGTGCGCCAACGGTGAGCGAGAAAAATCGCGAGCTACAACATTAGCGATTCGAGGTGCGGCTCTGCGGCTGGCTGCTACGTTCACGCTTCGATAACGGAACGTGTGGAAACGTCCGCCTGCATCTTGTGAGCCCGGTGGTTGCAGCCATCGGGCTCATGCTTTTCTATCGAGCGCGACGCGAACCGGCTTCGCGGAACGGGTCGACACTGGCCGCTCTCACGCGTGGCCCTCGCACCTGCACAGGCGGTCGCGTCTGGCCCTGCGCGCGCCATAGCGGTGCGATGTGCCCACGCTCCCCGATGACATCGCTCGGACGCTGCTGCCACAGCTGCAGCCTCGACGGCCCGAGAATGACCTGCTGTTTTTCGGATGGCTGACGCGCGAGCCATTCGCTCGCTGTCTCACGTCGTGAATCTTCCCAAGCGCGCGGCGGCTCAGGCGTCCCGTTGATCGTCGCGAGCTCACGCGCGAAGTGCTCATCGTCGAGGATCGACGTGGTGAAGCAAAAGCAGTTCGGGTGCGCGGGAAGCGCGGGCAAGGTCTCTGCGCGGTAGCCGCCTGGCCCAAGGCCATCGAGCGCCTGGCTTGCGAAGAGGTCGCACACGTCTGGCTTCGGATGCTGCGGCGAGAGCTCCCAGCGATAGCCCTTCGTCCACGGCTGCTCACGTGTGCTCTCGACGAACGCGGCGTTGAACGCCCTGGCCCCTTCGGTGCGCACCACAACGCGCTCTTGGTAGAGCGCTCGATCGCGCACCCAGTAGCGTACCTGGCGTTGCAGGTCGGCTGCGTTGGCGGTCGCTGCGGTGTCGAGCAGCATTTGCCCCGCTGCGCGTAGCTGCGGGTCTTGCAGCCGGCGAATCGCGGCGACGTGCTTGTTCACCTCCTCAGCAAGCATCGGCCCCGCGTCGGCCACAGCCTCCTGCAGTTCGGTCACGTAGCGCGGCAGGTACACGCGCACGTCGTCGACCTCGAGAAGACCCTGCGCCGCCGTCGCCACCGCCTGGCCTGCGCGAACCGACTGCGCGAGCTCGGCGCCAAGCAATCGCGTGGTGGCCTCGTCGTGTGCATGCATGCGTCGCGACAGAGTGATTCCACCCGCTGCCTGCTCTCCGTCCAAGAGCAGTGTGGCGAGCTCCACCGCTCTCGCCGGGTCGATGGGCTCGGACCGGCCAAGCTCCGCAAACGCCGCCGTCGCGACTCGTGGCCCCGCTGCGAGCCCTTCGCGTCCGGTGGCCTCGACGCCTCGGCGAATCGCACGGCGCCGTGCGTCCGACTCGCGCTCAAACTCACGGCGCAGGCGGGCAACGATTTGCTCACGCGTGGAGGTGCCAAGAGTTGCGAGCGAGGCCTGAATGCGGGCCTCGATGCGTGACCACACGACACGTGCTTCCGCCTCCGCTTCAAGGATGCGTGCATGGGCACGAGCGCGTGATTCACGCGCAGCCTTGCGCCCTCGCGACGATGGCGTTTGCCTGGCCATCAGACAGCGGCGGGCGTGTCAGCGTTGGGGTCGTCGTTGGGGTCGTCGTTGGGATCCAACGACGGGTCTGTGCGCATCTCGCGCAGCGCCGCTGCGGCTTCGGCGTCTGCCTGTTGCTCTTCGTCGATCTCCGAGTCGATTTGCACGAGCACCTTCGGGTCGATGTTCGGCAACGCCGTCCTCGCCGCACGTTTCATCAGCTCGGCTTTCGCGGTGGGTCCGAAGGGCAGAGTGATCGCCTTCATCACACGCTCGAGCTCCGCGGCCATCTCCTCCACATCGAAGCGCTCAGGGGCCGTGCTGCGAATCGTCTTCTCATCCTGCCCGCCCTCCATCACGTGCACCTTGCGGAACACGTCCTGCTCAGCGTTGGCGAGTTGCTGTGCGGTGTCGACGAGCGCGCGGTTCATGTTCTCAAACTCGAACGCACGAGAGAGCGCCGCCTTCTGCACCCTGCTCGCGTCTTGGCCCGAGTACTCCATGCGAGCGATGGCCGTGATGTCGTTGCCAAGCTTCTCGATGCGTCGCTCAAGTATCTCGGCCACACCGACATCAGGACCAATCCACTTGTAGTCGCGCGTTGAGTCCATCGGTACAGGCAGCGCGTTGCCAGCGCCAATCGTCATCACCCCAACTTGCCCGCCCATCGCACTTGTGCCCTTCGGGGCCGCGCTGCCTTTGATGGGCACCTGAAGCATTTGAAACGCGGACGTCCCAAGAACTTCGTCGAGCTGCGAGAGCACGTTGAACTGCTTCTTCGCGGCGAGGGCGACGTTGCGCACGAGAGACACGCCGCGCACTGCGTCTTCGGGCGCTGGGGCGTGCTTGAAGATGACAAGCGGAATGAAGCCCCACATGTTGGTTTGCTCCCACGCTCGGCCAGGTCGCAACGCTTCCTGTCCTTCGTCGCCGACGGTCTCCCAGACCTGCACCTTGGTGCGCGTCCAGATGGTGTAGCGGCGCACGCTCACGGCCTCGCTCAAAAGGTCTGCGCGCTCACTCCAAGCGGTGACGACTTTGACGGCTACGAGCTCGCCGTCCTTCTCCTCCCAATCGTAGAGGTTGGCCGGGAAGAGCGGGATGGCGCGCACGCGAATGCCAAGTTCGTTCGCCTGCTGCACCGTGAGATCTGGCGCCTCCGCTGGCGGCATATCGAGCAACACCGGCGTCCATCCCAGCACCTCCGCGCGCACATCGATGACATCGCGGCGCAGGTCATCCCACGAGATGCCGTTGCCGGTCGCATCCTCGATGAAGCGCTTCACCGCTGGCGCATCGATGCCCTCGCGCGTGTTGCTCTTGCGGTGGATGTAGCTGAGCCGGATGTCGACCACGGGCTCGACGGGCGAGGGGTAGTACGACGAAGCGACACGGCGCTCGAACTTCGGCCCGTCCTCGCGCGGGTGCTTGTCGAGATAGCTCTGCTTCGCTTCCTTCGACGCCTGGTACGTGCGTGCGCCAGTGCCCCAGAACGACGCGGACGGCTTCTTGATGCCGCCCTCGAATCCGCCTGTTCCCAGGTACGCATCGAAGAGGAAGCGATGCCACTTCAGCTCTTCGTCGTAGTCGGCTCGCTTGCTGCGAAGGGCCTTGAGAAGTGCGTCGTCGTCCATGGTCAAAGTCCTGGGATGTTGAATGCTTCGGGGCGCCAAATCGGGGGCTCGTAGAACGCAAGGCAGAGCGCGTCCCCGGCGTCGGGAGAGCGCTTCAAGCGCTTCTTGATGTCGTCTTTGCTCTCGACGATGGTCTTCGCGAGCTTCGTGAATCGGTACTGCGGGGCGAGGCAGTCTGCGCGCAGCTCTCGATCGGGCGGCAACATTGCCCTCTTCGCGTGCTCGGCCGCGACGAACCAAACCTGCGCGCGGAGGTTCTCGTAGCGCTCCACATCGTGCCCGTTCTCGTCGTCGTCGCCCGCGTCTCCGATGGTCGGAGACATCGCCACGTTCACCGGGATGGCGTCGATGTCGGGGAAGCTGGCGAGCTGGTCGAAGACGCCTGCGCCAATGCCGATCACGTCGACCCGCACGCGCGGGATGACGCCGCGCGCGCGCTCGAGCGGCGTGAGCATGTCGTGCAGCATCTTGCGGGCGGTCCCCGCGACCTGGATGGAGTCCATCCCGCCCCACCGCTTCGGCTCGTACACGTAGCCGCCTCGGCGCATCACCAGCGCGTTGCGGTCGTCACCAAAGCGTGCGCAGTCGAGCCCCGCTTCGAGCGGCCGCGTCATCGCAGAGAGGGGCGGTGTAGGTGTCCAGCGCTGCTGCGCTTCGGTGTAGACGGCAAGCGAGAACACCGACGACGAGGCCTGCGTTGGGAAGTTCCCGCGCACGCGCACCTGGTACTTCAGCGAGTCTTCGCCCCACGCGAGCCTTCTGCCGTCGACGTACTCCTTCGTTGCGAGCCCTGGCTTACCCTCGCGACCGCGCGCGTTCGGAGTGCGCTCGCTCGATAGCCAATGGTGCTCGTAGTCGTGCGACATGTCGTGGAAGGCGTCGAAGAACCAACCTTCGGTGCGCGTCGGGTTGCCGAAAGTGATCATTCGCGCGCCGCCGGCCATGTTGCCCTCGATGGCCTCGTGGATCTCGTCGTCCACGCCTGCGCCCTCATCGACGATGTAGAAGACGTTGGGGCCTGAAAAGCCATTGAACGCGTCTTTGTTGTCCGCGGCCACGCCGATGATTTGTTTCCCGCCTGGCCCAGACCAGCCCTTCTCCACGTTCGTGAAGCACCGGCCGCCGATGTCGTGACCGGCCCGCTTGGCACGCTCGAACACGTCGATGATCTCACGCCACAGCACCTCTTGGATCTGGCGGCGCGTTGGCGCGACAAGGATGACGCGGCCCTTGTCGTGGAGCGTTGCCGCCCACCAAGCGAGCACTGCGCCGCTCATCGACTTGCCCGTTTTGTGACCCGAGCGCGCAGCGACACGAAAGTGCTTTGGCCACGAGTCGACGAGCTTCACCTGGTCACTCTCGCCGTCGTCACCTGTCCACAGGTCGACAAGCAGAAACTCTTTCGCAAAGGACGATGGGCGGGCTCGCCACCGATCCAACGTGCGGGCGAATCCCGCTGTCACGCACCACCGAACTTCTCGACGAGGTTCACCAAGCTCTGGTTCGTCACCTCGACCTCTTGCTTGGCGCAGAGCCCCACGCGATCGAAGACGAGCTTCGCCGCCTCGAGGCGAACACGCATGGCCGACGCATCGGCCTTGCTCGCCGCACTGCAGTCCAGGCACTCACGCACTACAACGGTGGAGCTGTCGACGAGCTTGAGGAGCTGCTCACGCCCTCGCTCCACCGCGGTGTCGAGCATCTCCTTCGCCTTGGCGGCGAGGTCGAGAGACTTGCTCCATTCGTGGATGGTCTGCCGTGACACACCGATAGCTTTCGCCACTTCTCCAACGGGCGTGCCTGACGTCAGCATCTCGATGGCCCGCTGTTTCGCCACGGCATTTGTCGTCTTCTTCGCACGCGCGCGCGACCTGTCTGGTTTTGTCGTGGCCCCGTCAACCTTCGTCTTGGTCATGCGACCTGTCTCCCGATTGCTTCTTGCAGGCGCCCTGAGGACGCCGCAGCTATTGCCGCCCCAACGGCGGACCATGTGTGCCGCACGAGCTCGCGCTTGCGGATGCCCGAGAACTCTTCTTGCGCCAGCCAGGCGCCAGCGCGGTGCCGCTCGATGAGCACAGGCATGCACTCTTCGATGTAGTCGGATGCGACCACGACCACGGGCACACGCAGCACCTCTGCAAGCAAGTCCACCTGTCCCCACGCTCGTGAGTCGTCAGCGAGTTCTTCTTTGCTACGCCCACCTGTGGTGAGCGTAGGGGCGCAGATAGCGACGATGTCTTCGCGTTGCGCGACGATCCGCAGCAGGCCCGCGAGGTCTCGCCCTTGCTTGACTTGACTCTCCGCCTGCCCCGCTTGCCCCCACTTCGCTCGAGCACGCAGAAGGCCCGCTTCAAGCACGACCTCGCCACCCCTCTTTGGGAAGCGCACGAACGCGTAGCCGAATAGGTGAACGTTGGGGCGCACACCCAGCACAGTTCGGACCTCGCTCACCATGCCGCCTCCACCTGCGCCTGAGCGCTCGTGACCGACTGCCTACCCTGGCGCTCATCTGCGAACTCAAGCGCCGTCACGCGAGCGCCTACGCGCCGCAGCAAAGCTCCAAGCGTGATGCTCGGTTCGGTGCGGACGCCCGTTGCGGTCTTCGCGTCCCGCCACATGTCGATCAGCCCAGGTACGCCAGCGCACGCCTCATCAAGCCCAAGACGCCAGCCAGTGCGCAAACGTCCACACCACCGAGCAAAGTCTGACGCCGTCGCCCGGTCTTGCTGGATGGCCCAAGCGGCGTACTCAAAACCTACTGGCGCCCAGACAGGCCTGGAAAGGCGCCGAAGCTCTTGGACGTGTCCAGCGTCGGTCGAGACGTAGAAAGGCTCTGAGGCGCCTTCCTGGGTCAGCGTGAGGGTGAATGGCACGGGTAGCGCGCCGAGGAAGCGCACTTCAAGCGCTTCCACCTCCGCAAACTCGGAGGATGGAACAGGTGGAACAGGTAGCGCCTGATCGACCTGTTCCACCTGAATCTCACTCGATTCAAGGCGTTTGCTTGAGGTGGAACAGGTGGAACAGGTGGAACAGGTACAATCAAGTGTACATATGCGCGCACAGGTAGGCGCTTCGCTCTCCACGTTCTCGCGCGTTAGGATTGTTTCAAAACCCGTCTGACCTGTTCCACCCCACCCGCGCCGAGAAATCCCCTTATTTTGAATGCGAATAGGTGGAACAGGTGCACCTGTTCCACCACCTGTTCCACCCTGTTCCACCTGTTCCACCCCTGAACGCATGTATTCAGGCATTGCCGAACTCCTCGCTCGCGGGCTCAATCCCCATTGTTTCGCAGCCGATTGCGATGACACGCACCTTCGCTCCATCGATGCGAACCGTCTTCGACATGACGCCTTCGTCGCAGTCGATGAGCCCTCGCTGTCTCCAGTCGCGGAGAACCACTGCGTCGGAGATCCCTGATCGAGCGAGTGCTTCGCGCAGGGCGCCGGGGACGACGAGAAGCCCTCTGTCCTGATCGATGTACCCCGCGACCTCGCGACCACCTCCAGAGAACTTGGGCACCTTCTTGCCAGCCGGGTTGATGTCGAGGCGCGGGAACTTCGCGCCGTCGCGAATCATCCACTCGCGCACCACATCGATTGCTCGGTCGCTGGCCGTCCTTGCCTCGCGCATCAGTGCCTTCTTCGGGTCGCTCTGCTCGGCGAACAGGCGGGCCATCGATGCGCCACCTTCAATGCCAATGCCGAGCTCCTCAAACGCGATTGCTTCGACGTGTGCGAGCAACGCCCAAAACGCTGACTGACGGGCCGCAAGCGACCCAGTCGCCGCTCGATCGGCGAAGGCCTTGGTACGTGTCCGCAGCCGGTCGCGCTCATCTGCCCACGCGTCTGCGTCGACCGACACAAGCGCCTTGAGCCATTGCGCACCAACCACGCCATAGTTCTCGACGCACGAGCGCACGAGCGCATCGACACCAGCGGCCGTGAGCTTGCCGAATCCGTCGACCGCGAGGTCGAGGACGCGCACTTGTGCGCCTGTCGCGCTCTCCTCGGTCACGAGCCTCGACTCGCCTGTCGAGAGCACCACTGTGCGCCACGAGTGGCCCTCACGAAGCCCGCCGTCCTTTGCTCCACGAGTGCGGCCCACGCCATTGACGAGCATGTAGACCGCTTTCTCGCGGTCTTTGGCATCGACGACGCCAGCCTCATCGATGCACAGCGGCAGGTCGGAGAGCATCGCGGCCCTCACCTCGAGACCCACCGATGTTGAGTTCCACGACGCGACCCATTCCTCGTCGCGCGGGTCTCCGTAGATGCTGGCCGCGAGCTTGAGCATCGAACTCTTGCCGCGGCTCGAATCGCCCGCGAGATGCATTGCGAAGAGCGGCGCACCAAGCGGCTTGAGCAGGGGCGCGGCGAGCGATGCGCAGATTGCTGCGGCAGCGATGGGCGACGCCGTCCACGCGTCACGCAGGGCAGAGAGCGCAGCTTCGATGTTGCCCTTGGTCTTGAGACCACGAAACAGGCGCCCACGGTCGCCGCCACGCTCAACGAGCACATCGCACTCGCCTGCGGCAGCGTGCACTTCAGACCCAAGCGCGAAGACGTCGGCGTTCTCGACGGTGTGCCACCCGCATCGACCCACCGACGTTGAGCGCGGGATCCGCGTCTCGTTCGCTGACTCAAAGTCACGCAACCAACGGACCATGTCCGAGGCCGTGTTGGAGTCGACGGGCGCACCCAGGGGCGCCAGATCGCTCACCAGCGTGCGCGAGTCCGCAATGGCTTTGCGTGCAACCACCACGCGCCGCCACACATCCGCGCGCTTGAACACGAGCTCGACGTTCTCGTTGCCCGTGTAGAGGTCGGCGACGAAGCGCGAAACGAAAAGGCCGGCGCGCTCCACTGGCACTTGGCCGTGGCTCTTCTCGTCGTAGCGCGTGAGTTCCCCGCCTTTGCCCAGGTCGTAGCCCTGCGGCATGCGGAGCTTCTCCGGAAGTGGGGCCCCAGCGAGCGCACGGAAGCTCGACAAGAGCACGTGCGCAGAGCGGCCGAGATTGCCCTGCACGGATTCTGCGGTGCCAAAGAGTTCGCGCGTCTTGGACTCGCCGAAGCGAGCGAAGAAGTCGTCGATGCCGAGCTTTTGGTCTTTCTCTGCGGGGATGCTCAGCATCCGCACGTCAGAGGCGCCTTCAGCGCGGAGCATGGCGGCAAGCACATCGGCTGCGCGCGACACGTTCTCGTTGTCTTTGCTGTCCGAATCAAACGCGATGAAGCACTCGCGCCCCTTCACCGTCACGTGCTTGCGGATGAGCTCGTGCAGGCGGTACTCGCCCTCGTCACGGCGGAAGCCCGCGTCGTGAAAGCAGGCGACGCCCGTTGCGCCGATCGATGCGAATCCAAGTTGGTCGAGCAGCGCAGCCTTCTTCTCGCCTTCGGTGAGAACCAGCGGCTTGCTCGTGTCGGCAAGCCAGCCGTTCGCTCGAGCACGCGCCGCGAAGTAGGGCGCCATCGGCGTTGCCTTGGGCTGCTCGTACTTGATGACCTTTTCGGTGTCCTTGTTCGTGCGTGGCGAGTCGGGACGCACACGGGAAAAGAAAGGTTCAGGCTGGCCGGGCAAGGAGAACGGGATGACGAGCACGTCACCCCGTCCACGTGGCCATGAAGTCCAATGCAAGATGGCGGCGATCGAAGCGGGATCGCGCTCCGTGTAGAAGCCACCGAGGTCGATCGATTCATCGGTCAAACCCGACGCGCGAAGGTGTTCGCGATGGGCGTCACTCAATGCGCGTTTGCGCGCTGGCAGGACGTGCAAAGTGGCACCCTTTCGACGAACACCTTCAGACGTGTCGGGCTTCTCGGTCATGACTCTGGCTGGCCCTGAAAGACGGGCAGGCCCGTCTCATCACGCACCTGGGCGCAGACTCCATCGAAGGCGTCCTGAAGGACCGCGTTCATCAGGAAGGGCACGAGCGACCAAGCGATTGCGCCGTTCTGCAGGCGGTACCGAATGCGCACGGGCAGCTGGTACGGCTGGCCACCGGTGAACACGGGGACCGTGATGACGAAGCCGCCGGGGATCTTCACGGCGCCCTCGTGCGACTCCTCGAAGCACACCTGCGCCTCGCCGGTCGAGAGGTTCACGACGTTCTTGACGCGCGTCGATGCGCTCACCTGGGCATTGCGCGAGAGCGTCAGAAGCGCCGAAGCGCCCGCACCCACAAAGCCCAGACGCGCGACGATCGCCGACATCTTCTCGCCGAGCGACGAGGGCTCGCTCACATCTGCGATGCGGTCTTCGATGAGCGTCGCGAAGTCGGCTTGCGCCAAGGAACGCCCGAATGCCGACTGCCACGCTTTCCACTCTTCGGAGTAGGGAAAGTTGTAGACGCTTCGATGCTCGCTGAAGCGCTGCCCTTGCTCGCCAGCACGGTGGTAGTCGAAGACGGTCGTGACCGACTGCGTGGACGCGAAGACGGCCGAGCCATCGTCCTTGAAGCGGTTCGTGTGCGCGATGAAGCTGTCGAGCGTCGTGTGCGTCGACTTGCCCTTGAGGCGTCGCGGGGCCGATGCACGCGCGTCGATGAAGGGCAGCAAGTCAACGAGCTGCTGACCCTTCTGCATGACGATGAGTTCGCCATCCACAGCGCCGTGAATGCCCGAGAGCATCCCCGGCTCTGCGAAGCGCTCGACGGCATCGATGATGTCCTTCGCGTCGCTGTTCGCGGTTTGCAGCGTGGCTGCCTGGAGGTTGGGGTTGCTCACTCGCCCACCACCTTCGCTGCGCGTGGCGCCTCATGGACGTCCTTCACCACACGCATGCCGGGAAGCATTGGCTGGCGGTGGGACTCCGTGGAGAAGTTGCCGCCGGGCGTGAGGAAGAGCGTGCCGGCTGTCGTCTTGGGCGCAGGGTGCTTGGTCTTGAGCTCGTAGTTCGTCGCGACCACGCCGCGGGGCGAGGCGGTGAACTTGATCGTGAGGGACAGCGAGCCCTTCACCTCGGCATCGCGCGCGAGCGATTCCTTCTGCAGGACGATCCCAAGCTTGTTCAGCTCCTCGCTGGCGTGGGCGTGCGCATCGCCCTCGCAGAGCAGCTCGAAGAATCGAGAGAAGGCGCGCGCGCCCTCGTCGACTTGGGCTTCGCGGCGTTCTGCCTCTTCTTCACGGTCTTCTCTCTCAAACTTGCTCTTCGACATTGGTTCTCCTCAGGGCACAAATGCCCGGTCACTCTTTCGGCGCGTCCCACTTGCGCGCGTCGTGCTCAGCTTCGACGCGTTCAATCCGCGCGATGTGCTCTTCGATGCGCACGAGCTCGCGATGCGCGAGCCAGGTCACGAGCGCGCCCCACGTGAGGCAGGCCAGCAAGACGCCGATCACGCCGACTTCACCCGATGAAGCGTCGAGACAACGCCCTCGCGTTGTGCACTGCGAGCGAGCTCGAGCACGCCAAGGCAAAGACGCGCGAGCGGCTCAGCAGCCTTCTCGAGCAAGTGCCCCTCGGCGCGCGTGACCTTGTGATCGGCGCATGCGGAAAGGTGCGTCGCAGCAAGCTCTGACGACTGCCGGATGATGAGCGCCGTCGCTTCAAGGTCGCTCGCATCGGACGAGTCCGGAACGGCGACGACGCGATAGCCGTCGCCCATGATCCACTCAGCAATCGCCATGCGCGTGGGCACCGGCAAGAGCGCAGCGCGCGCGATGTCGAGCGTTGGGTCCGCTTGCTCATCGACGAACTGCGACAAGCGCGAGTCCGAGCAAGCAAGCTGCGCCGCAACCTGCGCACGAGACGCTTCGCACTTGGCGAGCGCCGCACGAAGAACGCGAGACGACTCAGCCCGAGCAGCGGTCAGCGTCTGGGCAGCACTGACGAAAGGTCCAGTGGGGCGCCAGAAGTTCACGCGACCTCCCGAGTCGGCTCGGTCGT